TGTTCCATCGTGATCTTTCATTCGCTCACGATAGGCTAACATATCTGGGATATCATTTAGGTTTTTGTATTCAATGTTCTTTGCCTGCGGAAATGTAGCTACAGTTTCTGCATCAAAGTCGTGGTAGTAGGCCACAAGCTTTAGACTTGGATGCCAGTTTTCTTTTACAGACTCAAGCATTGCGTTGGCGTACTGCTCATATCCGCTTGGGCTAAACGACGTGACAAAAGTTAGTTGGCTGCTTAACATTATTATTTTTCTCCTATTGTGCCGTCTAGTGCTTCAATGATTAATACTTCCTGCCTAAGTTCTTTCCATTCTTCTGCCATCTCAAAATCAGACTGCCTCGCCGGAGTCCAGTTTGCAAAGGCGGGGCCGCCAGTAGTGAGGTGTACATTGTATGGGTCTGGTTCGGTTGAGTGTCCGTCCAGCCAGTTCCATCGTGGTGACAGGCTTCCAATCTCATTATCGTATAACCAGCCAAACCCGTGTAGCCAGCTACCACTCTTAGTGTTTACATCATCGACAGTCAAGCGAAGATGTGCTTCGTGTGAGCAGTTCCACAAAACAAAACTTGACCAGTTCTTTCGTGGATATAGTTCTTGTGCTTGGTTGTCCATCTTAGTATTGGACGCTGGTTCGTATACGTGCTTGACAACCTGAACAGCGTAGTCCTCTCTTTTACGATATTCTCCGAATAAATTGCGGATATCTGTGCGGAGAAACATATCGCAATCCATATACAATGCCATCCCACTGTATTGGTTTAGAAACGGCACGAGGAAACGGGTAAAGCTAAACTCAGAAGAGAATGGTTTCTTATCAAAGTAGTCAACGATCCTTCCATCAAGTTCTTTGCCAGCCCTACGATAAAGTCCTGCTCGTCTAAGGTCAGGCTGGGAAAGCGGGATAATATTATACTCCCCCCTTGTGTGCTTTAAGATTGAGTGGCGAAGAACCTTGTAGGAAATATCTTCTTTTGGATCGTAGCCAATATAGATGGTTGGCATCTTATCATTATGGAAGGGATTCATTGGCTTCTCTTGTCTGTGGGTAAGGTGAGGTGTCGCCGTCCAACGACACTAGGGAAAGACGCTGAACGGCGACATATTGTTAATCAATAGTAATCTTTAGTTCTTTGTCCTGTTCCGGCACAAGCTTTTCAATGGTAATTGTAAGCATACCGTTTTCCATCTTGGCAGACTTTACTTCTGTATTGTCTGACAAGGCAAAGGACCGACAGAACTTACGGGTTGCGATTCCGCGATACGCAATATTCTTTTCTGCCTCTACCTTTGGCGTAACGCCAGAGATGGAAAGGACGTTCTTCTTCAGACCAATTTCAATGTCTTCCTTTTTAAATCCGGCTAGGGCAATTTCAATCTGGTACTTATTGTCGTCTTTAATAATGTTGTAGGGTGGGTAAGAAGTAGACGACATCCAATGATCGTGTGCCTGTGATAGCCGCTGAAGCTGGTCGTCAAAACCAAAACCAAACTGATCCATCTTGTCCAGTACCGACTGAAAGGCTGGATTAAGAGTTACTAGTGCATTCATTACATTCTCCTTTTAAAGCAAGATTGTATTATATATCAGCCAGATTGCGCTGATATGGTCATTATATGGGTATTTGTTTAGAGATGTCAACAAAAAAATGGCGAACCCCGCAGGACTTGAACCCGCAACCTACAGCTTAGAAGGCTGTTGCTCTATCCAGTTGAGCTAGGGGTCCGCTATTTGTTTATTGTCAGAAGCCGGGACGGTTATTCTTTAGCCAGTGTTCATAACTCTTTTGAGAGGATGACATGATTGACTGAATAATCCGCTGCCCAATAGTCTTAGCGGCACTTCTAATCGTTAGCTTTGTTAGCAGATATAGGTCTAATGCTAGTTCCATTTTCGCTACTCCTTTTATCAAGCGAGTCAATGTATGCTTGCCTGATTTCGTAAACCGTCCTGCCGCAGCCAAGACAGTATTCTTTATTCCAATCAAGCTTGCAGAGTTTACAACATGAAGTCATTAGAATCCTCCCTCAATTTGTTGACGAGCAGTATTAAATAACTCCATGTCGTCAGGTGCAAAGAATCTAAATGTTATTCCTTTGTACTTGTCTGGGAAATACCCAATGCTCCAAGCTGATTGGCAGGAATTACGGCAGATTCTTTCCAAGTTCTTTATCACAGGATGTTCCCTGTCTGTGTAAGGTGTCTCCATAATTGTTCCGTGATTTGTTCCCATAAGATAGGAAGGCTCACGGGTTAAGTTGTGTCCATGATACCACACTTCTACCATCCCGGCGCAGAGTAGTTTTGATTTTTTTTATATACACTAAAACCATCTAGTCCGTATGCTGGGCAAATCATAATCTTCTCCGGCAACCCCATACTATCCTTCTCACCTGCTTCACCACAGATAAAGAACACACCAGTCTTTTCAGCCATTGCATGTTTCAGAATAGTCTCATACTTATCTACCTTCTTACGAAGAAGTAATACTTCTTCATAATAATCTTCAGTCATCGCTCATACTCGCTCATCTCTGCGAATGTTGTTTTGTCGTAGATAACAATTTCACTATCAGTTTCTATCCAGAGTTTAGCACCGCATTTACGTGGTTTATCTGGTGAGTAGATCATTGAACTTGGCCCTAGAATATCTACTCGTGATCCATACCAAGTTTTGCCACCTTCTTCAATACGACATACCGGCAGTGTTCTACCGTATTTTTCATTAGCCTGCTTGAGATTTTTGTTGATATGTATAATGGTTTTCATCCTCACCTCCTAGCCTGATAATGCCAGCCCATTTCCCGCCTCATACTCCACAGCTTCCGCCGTGTCCAGTGATTGAGCAGATGTCATGCGTCTCAACGCCTTCTTCAAACTCTTCGCCTAGCTTTTCTACAGCCTCTTTATAAGGCACACTGCTAAGAGGTTGTCCCCCTCTACATCCGTCAGGGTACACGGTGAAACCTCGCAGCCTATGAGCATAGCTGGCAAGAGTAGAGCAGAAGTCTTCAACCGTATCTTCGTTATTAAGCTTTGTACCCCAAGAAGGAAGATTGATAGTGGAAGAGATGGACATATCAACATAGTCCTGCACATCTGCTTGGAAGGCCATGCGCCTCTTGTAGTCTTCAGCAAGATCAAGTGCTGACTCAATGTTCTCAGGATTAACGCCATAGATATCAATGATTTCCTGTGCGGCAGAGTCAACTACATACTGGTAGTGCCATCGTGACTGTCCCTTTAGATAACGCCGCTTGTAAGCAACAGCAAAGATAGGCTCAACACCAGTGCTAGTGCCAGCAAGAATCCCGATACTCCCTGTCGGAGCGATAGCTCTGTTAGCCACAGGACGGGAAACAGAAAGACCATCAGCGAAACTACGGCTAGTATTGTCAGAAACGCCTTTATAGACTCCAAGCCATTTGTGAAGCTCTGGGGTAACCTCATAACGATATCCTTTCTTGATTAGCCATTCGTGCATGCCCATCAAACCAAGGCCAAGGCGGCGGTTCTTGGCACGTGTCTCGTATACTTTGTCATATGGTAGCTTGGCACGAAGGGTGCCGCACAGGAGAAACTTGGTAGCCAGTTCTACTACATCAGTAAATTCGCTAAGGCTATCAATACGGCCCATATTAATAGAGCCAAGATTACAGACATCGGAGTCATCTTCTGATGTTACCTCTGTGCATGCGTTGCGAAGTGTTTCATTTTCTTTGTCAAAGAAGTTGAAAGAGAACCCCGGCTCTGCGGTTGACAGTGCCTGTAGTACGTTCTTCTTGAATACGTCACCAACTTCTCCGGTACGCCAGTAGTTTAGTAGCCATTCAGTGTCATAGTTAACAGAGATGTTTGTCATGTCCAGCGGGGCAATGAAGTTGAAGTCCTGCTCTTTGACCTGCCCAATTGTGTAGCCTGTGCTACCAACTGGCATGTCGTACCAGTTCTTTGCAACAAGAAACTTGCTTACGTCTGGATGCTTCCAGTTGATGCTGGCGTAGATGGCTGACCTACGGCTACCACCCTGCATGACGCGACGGCCAATCTCGTTAATCATCTGCATCTTTGGAATGGGGCCGGAGGATAACCCACCAGTGCCGTTAAGGACACGCCCTTCCTCACGGTACACAGAGTAGTCAACGCCAATGCCACCGCCAGTCATAAGGCAAGACTCTGCCTTCCATGACAAATCAGCCCAATCTTCACGTGTATCCTCCTCTGCACGAAGAAGGTAGCAGTTATTAAAGAACTTATTGGGACGGCCAGCATAGTAAAGATACCGACCACCGGGAATAAACTTTAGGTCAGTAATCATGTGTGTCAGAGTAGCCTTCTCTTCCTTGGTCATGTTGTGCTGGCAAACATCCTCTACCAGCACGGCAGCAAGGGAAGCCCAAGTCTCACACCCCGGATGGGCGTACTTATGCTTGAAGATATCTTCGCTGAATTTAGAGCGAAACATAGGGTTTTCGTTAGAACGAAAGTGAGGCATGGGCTACTCCTGATCTGGGGTTAGGGAATCATGGACATGAAGCATGATAATAGCATAGTGGATGATCTTCAGCAAGTCCTTCCTGTTACGCCCGTCTTTCTTTCCATACCTTTTCCAGTATTTCAATATGTTACCCATACAGAAGCCGTCGCCATAGCCAGCGTCTAGGATGGTGTCGGTGGCCTGATACTTACTTGACGCATAGTGTTGGGTGTAGGTTGCGTCGATGTACTCCTGTATCTCGTCTAGATACAGACCCTCGTCAAACTTGTATTGCATGTGTTTCCCTAGTCTTTGGATAAGATTGAGTTGATCTTCTTGCGAGTGTACTCTATTTCCTTAGATCGTAATACCTTGTAAGCAAATGTTCTGGCGTACTCAGGATCAATGCCAGCCATGTCGCATACAATGGTAAAGTCTTCTGCGGTTACACCCACACTGGCAAAGAACCATGCTTGTGCACGATCACGATCTATCTTGGCACGTTCTGATTCGTTTGCCGTCTCAGGCTTGGATGCGTCTAGCAACGCTTGAAGGATGACAGTAAGGAACAGAACCTTTTCAGGTGAACCTATCTCCTCCATGTATGTTTCTATTTCTACAAAGATATCTGTCTTCATTCCAACCACTCTTTGGGAATGCCGTCAGATAGTTTGCAGTAGAGGAAGCCGTGCTGCTCACACCAGTCAGCATATGTCTTTCCATTCTTTGACTTTGACATAAGCTTTGTATTTGGATTGTCAAACACAAACCTGACATCAAGTGTAGGCACTGCTTCCTTAATAGCTAAATGTTTGGTACGATCCTGTGGTCTGAACCACCCCTTGACTTCAATGAACACGCCATTAGGCAGCATGAAGTCAGGGGTGTATGTCCGCACCTTCATAATCGGATACTTGACACGCTCTGTCTCGTATAGAATTGGTACGCCAAGAACAAGAAGGTGTTCTGCGACTGTCGCCTCAGAAGTCGATCTAAATTTTTTATTCTTTAGACCGTTCTTTCTTGATTTTTTTCTTGGCTTTGATTGCATAATTACAGAACAGCGTCAGAAAGTTCTGGTACGTCAGGCTCCTTCGACACTCTAGTAAGGTATCTCTCACCATTTGAATAGGAGAAAACTCGTAGACCCTTACCGTCATTAGCGTCTGCCCAACAATGCGTTTTAAAAGAGCAATATACACAGCCAGTGTCAAGCCTGCGATTGCCAGACTTGCCATCAGGAACATCAGGATAGCAACGAATGGGAGGCTGGCTGCTTCCAGCCATTGACTTAACGGAGTCGATCCTTTCTTTTGCATCTATCATCTCCAGTGAGTGGACTCGTAGGTATGCAAGTTCACCGCTCTGCTTCTCAATGGCAAGGAACCCTGCCTCGTCAGCACCTTCCGCCGTTGCGTAAGAAGATATCTGTGCAATGTAGCCGAACGGATCATCACTTGCTAGGTGTCCGTACTTAAATTTTCTGAAGCCAAATGAGGATGCACTTTTGAAATCAACCAGCACCCCATCAATCTTGGCGTCGATGTGTCCGACGATGCCGTTGACTTCAACCCGCTTCTGCTCATCAGTCACGCTGTGACCAGCAGTCTTTGTCAGCAGGATAAGCATACTCTCAAGGATATCTCCAAACAGAAACTTAATCCTGTTCTGGGGAGAAAGTGTCTCTTGCGGTGCACCGTTGACTTCGTACCAAATCTTCCTGTCGGGGTGTCCCACAAGAGACATGCGTAAGTTTTCCCGCCTGTCTCTCTTTTCTTCAATGCTTCTTTTTATGGATTGACATACGGATTCCGCGAAGGCTTTCATGTCTTCGTCAGATACCGTAAGTTCGTTTTCGTCCGTGAACAGTGCGTAGATATCATCTACTACGGTGTCGATTGTTTTTGAGTTAGACATAATTACCTTTCTTTTTGTTATGCCGTCTGGTCCCGCCCACCCCAGACAACCAATGCTGTCTCAATTTCTGCTCAGACAGCCCCGTGTGTGCTGATACTACGGATTAAAAGGGAACGTCATCCGTAATGTCTGTGCCGTGCCTGTATCCGCCTTCGATAACAGGAAGGTCGTCGCCTCCCTTGCCGCCGCTGTACTCAACAAGATCAACAACCTGCACTGTCTGAAGGTCTGCACTGATGCCAGCACGTCCCTGATAAGTCCAGTCATACGTGCGGTACTTCACGTTAACTACGCTGCCGTTGCCGATAAGAACATTCGGCATTGGCTTCTTCATGGAGTCAACGACAGCAGGTGCGTCGTTCTTCTCCCCATTCTTCTTCATTACCTTACGCTTGATGGTAATGAAGTCGCCACGGTCATCGCCCTTGTTCTTGGTGCGAAGACCATCTTCCTCGACCCGCTTCTTGTTGTCTGGGTCCAGCGATACGTCAATCGTCCATACACCATCAGCATCATAGGTGGTGTTAGGAGCCTGAACGGAAGCCCAGAAAGCACGGCCAGTAATTACAGTCATATTAGTTTCCTTTCGCATGTGCCACTCAACGGTGGCTGTTGATAATTCGTACATACTAGATCAGTTGAGGTAGGCTGTCAACATCTTTTTTAACCTACCTAAGAGTATCACTGTATTCTCTCGCTAA